CCATTTACAAACCATGAACTATGTGGAGTTGCTCCACCGGTACCTCCTAATGCCGTCTGCGAATCAGATACAAAACTGTAATGATTTGTACTTGTCAATGATGTTTCAGTAGGTATATAATGAACAGCATAAATATTGTAAGGCCCAGATCCGCTATTATTTATAGTCTGAGCTAATCGTAGCATTGTACAGTTTAATGTGCTATTCTGTGTAAGTGCTAATAATCCGGCAGTGTTAATTAAGTTATTTGAATTAAGAGCTACGTTATTCAGGTGACCGAATGTAAATGCTGACGAAGCCGTATTACCTGAACTAAAACCAATACCATTTCCTGTACCAAATGAATTTATTTGACCCACCTGAGTGATCGCATTGCCTGTAACTCTAAAAGCATTTGTATTAGTATTTGTGACTACTTCCAAAACATAATCTGTTGAAGTTGCTGTTGCTGATGCTATCTTAACATCCCCATTGGTGCCCAGTGCATAAGGGTGTGTTATTGTCGCGTTAGTACCAGCTATTGGCCTTTCAAAATATCCCGTATAGGCATTTGTTAAAGTTGATGCGCCTGCAAATGCATGTGTTTGAGCTTTAGCCCAAAAATCTCTTTGTGTAGTTAATGTCCCTGTGGCGTGTGTTTGAGTAGCTGATTCTAATGTAAATGCAGGAAATTCAGTACTCAGCTGCATTGCTGTATGAGTTCCTGGTGTTATTTTTAATGCTGGAATATGCCCAGATGATAAAGCATTTTGTGTAATAAGTTCTCCGTTTAAAGCTGATGTATTGGTGAATGCTCCTGATTGAGTAGTATTCCCTGCAATATTTGACGTTCCGGATAATAGCCAAGCTCCTACAGTTGAGCCTATTCCTCCATTTGCAATAGGCAATACTCCTGTTACTTTAGAGGTTAAATCTATTGATCCGGCTAACATCGTATTAGTCACCTTTCCTACACCTATTGCAAATACTGGTGTTAAAGATGTAGTGCCAGTAGTAGACCCCGTAACATCCCCTGTAGGTGCAAATGTTATTGTCTGATTGGCTGAAAGTTTATTATTGAAATTAGTCCAATCAGTTTGTGTTAAATAGCCATCATGAGATGCGTCTGCTGCTGGTAATGCTGCGGCTGTAATAGCTGCGCTGACAAAAGCATCATTAGCAATTTTTGTGGTAGCATCTCCTGGGGTTTGGGTCGTTACTGTTGTACCATTAGGTAAAGCAGGGGTGCCTGATAAATTAGATGCTGTTGTTGCCGTTCCTGCATTACCTGAAATAGATCCCGATATTGTACTTGAAAATGTCTTCGCGCCAGCAATTGTTTGAGTAGTTGTATTTATAAATCCGTTATTAGTTGCGCTGGCAGCCTGACCATTAACATAATCAATTGTAACAGCACCGCTGGCAACATCAAAGTCGTTACTATTAAAGCTTGCAGCTCCCTTTGCTCCTGTTGTGGCGTCACTTATTCCGATAGTTCCTGTGGTTGTTATTGGGCCTCCTGTAATAGGCGCTGTAGTGGCAATGTTTGTTACCGTTCCTGATGATCCGGATGCCCCCCAGGTTAAATTACCAGCGCCGTCATTTGTAAGTACTCCTGAGGCATCTGCGGGCACTGTGTTTCCTTTAATCTTTGAAACTGTCGGGCTAGGTAGTGTTCCTGATAGGTCACCTCCTGCCGTTGAACTAATTGTAGCCGCTGTTCCTAAACCTAAATTAGTTCTAGCTGTTGAAGCACTTGAAAGATCAGATAAGTTGTTAGTCGTAACCGCATAACTACCTGATGCCTGTTTACTATTCAATTGTGTTTGTATCGCTGACGTAACGCCTGAAACGTAGCCTATTTCTGTTGATGTAGTGCCGTTTACCGAAGTTGGGGTAATCGCTCCTAAAGTCAGGCTTATTGCCGGCGTGGTGGTTGCATTTGCCACACTTCCAGAAACCCCGTTAGCCGTTGTAACTGATACTGTCGTAACTGTACCTGAAGTACTAGCGCCTGTTCCGCCCTTTAAAATCCAAAATGTACCATCGTAATAAATATCTTTCCTATCGTTCGGGCCAATGTCATTAGCAGAAAGATTTACCAATGATCCACCAGATTGTTTTTTTATAGTAGTTGCCCCAATACCATTTATATTTAATGTGGATGTACCTGTATTTGCATTTGTGAATTGAACAGTTAAAGCAACATCTGTATAGGATGTGATTAAGGAATATGATAGCGTATAAGTATCGGTTCCTGACGCTACTACCTTGCCCTGAATAGCAGTGTTATACTTTGTTGTTGTTATACTTCCGGTACTTGGATCAATTAAAATCTGACTTAAGCCGGAAATAGAACAAAGTGTGAGTATGAATATTAATAGTTTTTTCATGTTAGTTTGTATCTGTCTTTTTACCTGCAATCTTATCAGCACGATTGAAAATCTTTGCGAAATAGTCATCATTCATAAATACTAGAACAAGCCCTATAACTAAAGGAATGATCGGTATCCACCAATCGTATGGTATGTCTTGTTTCAAAACCACAAAAGCCGGAATGATGTATTTAACAATGTACATTGCAGCACTTATTAAAATAAAAACACCTCCTAATAATGTTGTTACCGGATTATGTTTCGGGTTCATGTTAGTTGCTATATCTGCCATAAATTTTAGTATTGACCCATTAATATTAACCAGTCTGTATAAGATGTTGTTGAGGGTGAATCAACCCGGGCAACGATTGACGAACCGATTGGAATAATTCCACCATCATGCCCTAACAATGTTGTGCTACTTGCTGTAATGTAGTATTGATAACCCTTTTTAACAGATGTTCCAGGGAAAAGATTACCAGCAAGACTGAAGTCTCCTTTTAAAGTAATAAGCGAACTCAACTGCATGTAAGCAAGAATCATCGATACTGGAATCTTGACATTAACTCCACCTTGAACGCCAAGAATAAATTCAGCACCCGTCAATGTACTGGCCGTTGTCTCATTACTAATTTTGGTATCTGCCATAACTAAGCTGTTTCTCGTAAAATATAACTACCATCTTCACGTAATGCGAAAGAACCATCTTCGCGCAATACCCTTGAAGGAGTTGACACTATCGGAATAATATCAGTAGCAACAATTATTCTGTTATCACTGAAGAAAATAGCGATCGGGTCAATCTGAGTTTCAACTACAATAGGTGAATTCAGACTAATAGCGCTATCCAAATTTGGGAATAATTTCAGTAAAATCCCAATCTTAGACACATCACCATACAATTGTACAGCCAAGTCATAGACCGATTGTGAATCCCTTGTTAGATATGTGCTAGACTTGGCCATGATTTATAAGTGTGTTTTCAATATCTGTATAGTCTCCAACAACTTTACCAGCTAATGCAGATGTTGCAAAGGCTTTCAATGCCGCGCCGCCGTCGTTTGCCACCGGTGTCCAGGTAGTAAGTGAATTTACTAACGCCTGAACTACTTGATTTGTCTTATCCAATTGCGTTTTAAGTTCCTGCGTCTTTGTAAGGCCACCGAAAGAACCATCCAAAAGCGTTATTTCATCAATGTCACTGAACATTACAACCACGAATTCAAAATCAGTGATCGGAGTAATGACTACAATAGATCCTACTTTAGGCTTTAGCAATATCCCGTTAGAGGCCGCAGCCTGAAGACGTACGCCATATAAATCAATCTCAGTATCCAACGTAGTAACTGAACATGTAGACCCATCAACAGCCGTGACGGTGCATAACATAGAAGCAGATCCGCCGATCTTCTCTTCCATTATCTTTTGAATAGCTTCTTTTATGCTCATGCTATTTTTCTATCTAAAGTTATTTCCTGGCGACCTCCGTCCATTCCAAAACGCGTAACTACCTTTCGAACTAAGTAAGCACCGTTACGATCAGGGATTATTGGATCTACAATGTTGATCGCGTCACCATGTCGAACAGTAGGTTGCAGGAAGGTTAAAAACGATCCTGTAAACCCTTCGTATTTCATTTTTTGAAGCGATTCTGTCGCTAATGTAGTGAGTTCACTATCGGTAACATCGTAAAAGTAAAGCGTTCTCTGTTCACCTAGCGTATCGCCAACAACAACCGATTTTCTGGTATTATCAGGTTTGATATTTATAGCAGTAACTTTGAACCGCGTATCGTCATCACGCGTATACTTCAATTGGGAATCATCAATAATGTTTTTTTGAAAGGTGAATTCATTCAGCACTCCTGTTGCTATTCCTGTAATGTTTCTGTAAGCGAACCCGACATATAAATTACCAGATGGCAGGAAGTAGGAAGAAAGGCCAAATTTCTTCCTTAGGTAGTCCAAAACTTCCGCCACTGATGCATTAGTAACTACAAATTTTCCTAGTGTAATATCTTCAGTCTCTACAGTAATACCAGTGGGCACTATTGCAGTCATAAGACTTTTAAGCGTTGCTGACGGCGTGCTATACTTAACACTTGATTGTTTTAGCACATACATATCATCCTCACATTCAAACTCTAAAGGCTTCTTAGGACTAATCATTTTTAATTTGCCTTTGAATATCTGTGCGTTATTGTCATCATAACCTAACTTAACCACAACTGAATCGCCTCGTTTCCAAATGTTGTTTGCGCCTGCCGTTATCTCATACGTAACATTACCGTTTGATTTTGGTCTTATGTTATTAGGCATTACTATACGACACGTGTCTGTAAGATTTTCCCACGTAGAAGTAATCTCAACTTCATTTACGAAATTGAAATTAGCTGGCCCTATGGTTATATCAGACGAAAGACGTATCATTCAACTTAAATTCTAACGGGTAATCTGAAATGCATTCCAATTGAAAAGGCACTGAGTTTCTTCCGCCTGGTCGCTCACCGAATGTCGGACGAATGACCACAAGCGTATCAATCGAAAATATATTCAGGAAATTTGATGCTATTGGCAAAGGCTTTTTAAGATTGCATAATTCATTAAGTAAGCTTAATTCGTCGTGTGGGAATACATTTGAGAACTGCGTAACGAGCTCACCTTGAATCATGATGTTATAATTACTCTGCCCAATGTATTCAAGTACGGGCCGGCCGCCTTGTATCTCAGTGCTGTTGATAATATTGTCCTGAGTAACGGTAATCAAACAAGTATCTATTCTTAGAATAACATCACTGTCGCTACCCTGTCCGCCTACGTTTAACGAGTTGTCAAGACTTGTCCCTGACACCATCTTAAATTGAAGATTTGAATAGACTGGTGTTCCAAGTATGCTTATTAAGTCCGGTGTGTCGCTTTGCTCTTCCGGTTGAATATTATAGTGCGGAATTATCCTATTCAGTAATTCCGGTACACGATCCTTTATGTTTGGAACTGGTATCATTGCGCCACTATGTTTACATCATTTACTACCGTTAATAATGCCTTCTGAAGTTTCTTCAGGAAAGCAGAGTCTAGCATTTCGCCAGCGTTTTTATTATTTACTTCTAAAAGCTTATTGATGGTTATGTTTACATTTCTGGTTGCGCTTGATACTTTATCAATTCCACTCCCTGAAGATGATGACATGCCTGATTTTTTAGTCGTAACTCCACCTGTTGAAGCTGTATCACCCGGTGTTAGACCGGCAAATAATTTATTTCTATCGGCCACACCTTTTAATAAATCTGAATTTCTATTACCCCCTTTGAGGTCATCCAATTCGTTACGCAATATTTCAATTATACCTCCTGATCCTGTAAGACCTTGTAATTGTGATGCCGCTTCTCGTTTCCATACCTCACCAGCATTAGGATTGTTTAATATTTCTTTTAATCCTATGGCATTTTGGGCCGCTGATGATAATTCGGCTTCTTTACTTTCTATTGCTTCACGATTTAATATTCGTAATGCCTCTCGGTTTGTAGTAATATTTTTCTGAATCTTTGCAGTATTTATGTCAATTGCATTCCCGTAATTATCCCAAGCTGTAATGGCTGATGGCATCTGCATTGCAATTGTATTGATGATACTTTTTAGCTCATTACTTTCGTCAATGGTTGGATTTAACTTTCGTGAAATTTCTTTGTAACGATCAACCAAAGGATTAAGACTTTTTTCTAATCCTTCAACCTCTTGTTTTTGAGTCTGGAATGATTTAGAAACATCTTCGTTGCCACCTACAATTTTGTGAATATAGAACCCTTCAACATCACCTACAATGCTTTTAAATCCTAACCATAGATTTTCTATTCGGGCCATATCAGCAGCTTGGCTTTGTGCTGACTTTGAGAGTCCTCCGCCGAAAGTTTTTTCTACTTCATCAGCGAATTTAGGTAGAAAATCTTCTGTAAGAACAGTTCCGGCCTTCAGCATGTCACCAAGTTGTTTTGTGGTCACATTGAGTGATCTTGCAGCAATCTGAAATGCACCTGGTAAACGTTCGCCTAACTGTCCTCTTAATTCTTCAGCTGAAACTGTACCCTTTGATACCATCTGACCAAGTGCTAGAAAAGCACCCTTAGCGTCATCAGCACTAAGGCCCATAACGGATACACCGGTAGATATCTTTTCGAAAATGTCACGCGCTTTCTGACCTTCGAATTTAGATCCTATCAAAGCACCTGAGAATGTTCTAAAACCTTCTGTTGTCGCCAATAGATTAAGGCCCATTCGTTCAGAAATATCAGAAAGGAATTTAAGATTTTCAGCGCCTTCTTTAGAAGATCCTGAAGCGAATACTATTGAGTTTCGAAGAGATTGTAATTGTGTGGATGTTTTGTAAGCCTCGTTTCCAAAAGCTATTAATGCCCCCGCTGAGAAAGCAGTTACTATTGTACTTTGAATATCTTTTAAAGAACCTTCAAAATGATTGAGTTGCTTTTCTGTGTCCTTTAGATCATTGTTGAACTTCTGATTTTTTAAGACAATTTCATAAATAGCCTTTTCGTTCATCCTTTGATCTTTTCAGTTACTCTAAGCTTTCCATCAAATTGTAATGCGAAAGATAAGTGATTCCATGCTTCCGCAAATTCAGTTATGTTTTTAGGTCTTTCATGAAGATAGAATCTTATAAGGGCCATGCGTTGTACTATTCCGCCATGTTCCCCGATTCTTTTTAGATCAATTAACCCGTTCTTATCACGGTCGCACTTTAATGTATCACTTAATTTTTTTTTAACTCTCCATCTAGTGGAGTCATTAAAGTGTACATTATTTTGCGAGTGGCAAGCAATGCAACCAGATTATTTTCAAGTATTCCAGGATCATCACCTCCTATCCATAATGTTTTAACAAATGTCTTTGCGGCAACATTACTTTTTTGCTCATCAATCAAGGTCATGAGATACATATAAACATCCTCAGTAAGATCCTTCAAATGAAATGTTGCGAAAGATGTTTTTTCCCTATTTAAAGGGACTGTTAATGATTGGAACGCTCCCTTAGGAACTTCTTTTTTTTCTTCTGCCATAACGTTGCGGAGTTATTGGGTTAAACGTATTTTATTGTTCCTATTGCTAATTGCAATTCCTCTTCAATTTGTGTGTTGTTAACTGTTGATGCCATTGAACGGCCTTTGAATCTGCACCTTACAAGTCTGTGACGTTGGAAGTCTCCAACTTCAGTTCCAAAGTTTACACCGATATCAAAATCTGGAATATCTTGTATTCTTCCATTAGGTGCTGCTGCACTTAATCTCTGAACCTCTTTTTGCAAAAGTGTAATAGATCCTTCGTAAACAATCGTTCCGAAAGTTCTGCTTACAGGTTCTGATCCAGTCGCATAGTTATTCTCAATTGCCTGAATGTCACTGTACTTTATGTCAGTCACTCCAACTACAGGAGCTCCAAGGATATTAATGAGAATATTCGCGTGAACATACTCAACTCCGTTTATTAATGGTAATCCTATTACTGCCATAGTTATAAGCTAGTTACAAGTCCAATATTTACAACGATCTGTTCGGCAATTCCTACAGGGATAACAGCAACGCTGATCGTAAGCGTCGATGTACCTAAAACGTCCTGAGTGGGATCAACCAAGGCTTGCGCGTCGCTAATCTCACCGTCATTTTTCATTTGATCCAAAGGGCTTTGAGCAAGATCCTGGAAGAAACCTACCGTGTCATCTCGCAACGTTCCATCGGCCTTCACATATAGTGTCGCTTGAAGCTTTGGAATCAGGGCAGAACGAACAAGTCGAATGACCTTGTTAATTGTACGCCTTACCTCAATCCATGCATAATCATCCGTTGAAGGCGTTGCGGTTGGTACGCGCTCTGAGTAAGTACCTGAAATATCAGGTGTATACTTTCTCAAAATAGCGTAACCTTTATCTTTCAATCCACCTAAAGATGATGAAGTCAATGCCGAAACTAAATCACCATTTCCAAGGGCAGGGATTTCTAACTCAGTGCCGTTTGAAAAGTTAAAGTTGTCAGGATTTCCAACGGATTGTTCAACGCTTGCTTTCGAAAGCGCACCCAACAACGCACCTAAATGCGAGATTGTATAAGCCTTAGAAACAAATAGTGCTTTGCCTGCTCCTGATCCATCCTGACCAATTACGGCCGTTACATTAGGACAAGCGAGTGCACGCGTATCTGCAATAGAGGACCATCCGGTAACCGCAGTTACGGCAGATGTGTTGCCGACATATAAAATGTCAACTTGTTTGTAAGCATCGTCCATTGCCGCCCAGATAGCCTGAATAGTGGTTAGCTGAGTGCTGGCATAAGTCAGCCCATTAGCATAAACACCAAGTTGTCTTATTTCACCTCCTGCAGATAATAGCATAGTTGCTATTTCAGCAAAAGTATATGATCCGCCAGGTACGGCATAATAACCAATCCAAAGCTCACCATCAGGGTTCATCCTGAAGTATTCACTTATGTGATACCACTCAACACCATGACCTGAACTAAGTTCTGCAATGCCCAAAGCCTCAGCCTCAGATAATGAATACACTTTTTGAACCGCTACCGATGCAAAGCCAGATGGAGGCGTATTGTTGTAGAACAATAAGCCAGATATTTTATCCAGATTCAGTGGGCGACGACCTAAACCGTTAGCCCCTAAATTTACCGTTACTTTACTTAGGGCCATGTTATCGTGAAGTATTTAAGCTTCTGTTTAGAAGCGTGTTTCAAAGCCTCTTTTTTATTGTCGCTCAGGAAAATATTAAGATCTTCCGTTACTATTAACTCACCTGAATAATTCTGAAGGCCTGAAATTTTTACAAATTCTTTAGCATCAGATTCAGACAAGACACGCGAAACGGCGACCGATATCGCTACCGGTGCCGCCTCCGCTACATCCTCACCTTTCGGTGTGACATTATCTTTATCCTCTTTAGCCATTAGTCGATTTGTACACCTACTGAAGTGGCATCGAAAGTAGTTCCGTTATACACGAACTCAATTGACTTCGTCTTACTGATTACGCCCGCAAGTGTTGGCGATCTGAAACCAGTTCCGAACGTTACTGTCCGTGCTGTCGTGTCGCTTAGTGCGGTGAATATGATTCGTGCACCTGCTTTAATACCAGGATCAATTGTTAGATTGATGGTTAAAGCGCCAGTCAACGTTGCTGGATTAATAATAGTCACCAGATTAGTAATGTTAACTGTCAATGGTGTTGCATACGTAGGTGTCTGAACATCTGCGTTACCTGCTGGGTATGAAATTACTTGTGTTGCTGCCATGTTGATTAACCGTTATCTTCCATCATTACTACAATACCTTTATTGTCATTTCTTACCGGCGCTGCGCCGAAACGAACAAGCATGTCCATAATGTCACCATAGTATAGTGGATCATTAAGACGAACGAAAGGAATAATTGCACCTACTGCTCTACGTACCATTGAAGGATGGAAGAACAAAGCTGCATCCTGATCTGTTGCCGCTGCTAAATAACCGTTAGCTGTTGGTTGAATCTTCAATACGTCTGAGTTGTCGTAAACGAGAACATTAGAACGCACATAGATATCGAAACCAAGTACGCGGTCAACTACTCCACTTGGGAAAGTTGCACGTCCGTATTTTTGAGCTTCAGCAACGTTTGGCAGACCTATAAGGTCACCATATTGCTGAGCTGTAAGAATTGCTACTCCTGATAGGTCAACGTTACCTTTGATAACATTGTCCGCGAAGAACATTTGACGAATCTTTACAAGATCATCTTTACCGAATCTATTTCTAGTTCCTGACTGGCTTGGGCCTGTTGCTGTGCGTGTTTGAGCTGTGCCGCCATCTGTAACGCCTGTACTCTTTATAACACGTGCACCGCTTGCTCCTGCCGCCCATCTCCACAATGCACGATCGCCGCATGTTGTCATAATTGAGCTTGCGTGCTGATCCAAAATGCTTTGACGCTTGTTATAGTTGATGACAAGTTCTTCAGAATGTCCCAAACGTGTTGGGTCTGTGGTAATTTCTTCCAAGCTATATGAAGTAGCCACGTCAGTACGAGACGAAACGCTTGCAGGAAGTACCGCACGGTCAATTGTCGCTAATGGGATAGAACCCGCATGCGGTAAATTAACCTGGTCGTAATTCACATAACCGTCATCGTTAACAGCACGTGAAAGAAAATCGTTAATCGCGAATAACTTGGGCTGAACTTCAGTATAAAAATACTGGGTCAATAAACTTGCTGATGCCATATCTTTCTCTGGTCTTTAAATTATTTAACTGCCTCTTTTTGCTTTGCAACCCATTCTTCAGAAAGGCGATTGAAAAGCGGAACATCTTCCTCAGCAATGCGGGCAAGCTCAGTAGGATTGTTTTTCATTAACCACTCATAGGTCATATCTCCACCGCCTTTGTTTTCAGCGTTAGCAATAGTAGCTGCTGCAACGATCTTACCTGAAGGCAAAGAATCGATCATGGATTTAACTACATCATAGTTCGCTGTAGCATTTTCAACCCATTTGGCTTTAGTGGCTGCATCCATATCTTTGAACTTGCCAGCTTTCACAGCACCATCGATTAGAGTAGCTGCCTTAACCTTCGCATCAACTTGGCCCTTTTCTGTTTTAAGGGTTGTGTTCTCTGTTTCCAGGGCGGTAATTTTAGCTTCGTATTCGGCCTTAGCTTTTACGAGGGCTTCATTTTCCGATTTCATTTGAGCCATGTTGATAATGCTCTCTGCATCGTTTTTGCCTGGGAATAATTTGGCAATGAATTCCGTTACGTTCATGTCTTCGTTATTTTCTGTTTCAAATTGCTTGTTTATATAGGCGTAGGCCTCCATCTCTGAAAGCTTCATAACTTCATTGTTGTAACCGCCGGTATTGGCGATACGGTCAACCATTCCTTTTTCAAGTTGCTGTTTAGCATCGAAGAAATAGTCTTTGCCTGAATCAACCATTTCGTTGATCTCGGGTTCTGTAAACTTGGTGTGATTTTTTAGGATCGTGCGGAATTGATCCTTTAGTAATTCGGTGTGATAATCTTTCTTTCCATCTTCACGGCGTGGTGCGTGAATCATTGCGCGTGAGTGTGGGTAAGCTGTTCTATCGGAACCTACTATTAGGCAAATGCCACCCATTGAGTAAGCAAATCCTATGTTTTCCGTTTTGGCTTTAGTCTCAATTATGGAATCAACCATATCCCAGCCCTGAAGAACACTGCCGCCAATACAATTTATTTTAACTGTAACGTCTTTTCCTTCACTTTTCCAACCGTACATCTCAGAAGCGAAAGCCTCACCGGAAATGGCTGGCTCTTTAGCAGAAGACACACCAATAGGCTTATTTAACAGCATAAAGGCCGTATTTCCTATTAATTTATTGGTGTACTTGCTTGCTTGAAGTGTTTCCAATTTGGTATTTTACCGTTTATGATGGGAAATTAGTCCCAATTATGGAAACTACAAAATATTTGGGAAATTATTTTTACATAATTTTGGATTTAGCAAATCGAAGACATTATGAAAACGCTATTATTAGCCTTGGTTTTATTAACTTCTTGCACTGATTTTACTGATGAAAATCATTTCGAAGTAGATCCTAAGTTATTGCCTTATGTGGATAGTTTTTATAAAGAAGCTGAGCAAAGAGGACTGAACCTTCAAAGAGTAAATTTGAAAGTTGAATTTGGTAAACTGCCTGAATTTATTGCAGGAAAATTCTATCACGAATCAATGACAGTAAAAATTGATAGCTCTAAATCATCATGGAAAATGCAAGCTGAGGCCTTAGTATTTCATGAGTTAGGGCATGCCTTATTAAACAGATCGCATGACAACAAAAGATTGTCTAATGGAATGTTAGAGTCAATCATGAATTTTGATTCACTTCCTTCTTACTATAAGGCGAATGCGTTAAGCTCATTGCCAAACACAAGGGAATATTATTTAGACGAGCTATTTAGTAAGTCGCATAATTAATATGATCCAACTGAATAGATAATGTAGTTCCTCTAACCGCTGCCAAGTATCCAGTATGTTCAACTTCAACACTTATAAATGCCGTTGCATTAGGATCATACACATTAAACCAAATTCCTGATGCAGACAATAAAGTAATCGGCGGTAAATCACCAGAATTTAATATTTGATTCGATGTTGCGGCAGACGCTATATTATCTATGATTCCTCTAAGATAAACTCTTCCATCATTAGCCTTTCTCCATTGTGGTTTAGCCGCACCAGACCTTGCAGTCCATCCATTTATTGGAACTATATCATTCCATTTTGTTGGTGCGCTTATAGTTCTGCGTTCATCTAAATCTGTTAATGAAGCTATTTTTATGTATTGGCCCGAACCTGGCGCACTGCCAACCAATCCAGCGCCTTTGGTAACGGCGATCGTATTTGTGGTTCCATCGGCATATTGCCTATCGTCATTTACGGGTGTTGCGGGAGCAATGTATTTAGTGAACGTTTGGTTTGTTACGGCAGATATTCGCATGAATTCACCGTTCAAATAAACTATCCCCTCGGTCATATCAAAATTACCTGCGTTCGCAGTAGTCACACATCCAGAAATAACAATGCCTTCTACATCAGAATCAAATGTTGATAATTGTCCCTGTATAGCAGCCCATATTTCAGAATTAAAAATATCTAGTAAGTCGTCATCATCAACAGGTGCACCGCCTAACGCGGTAGATGTATATTTTTTCATATCAATAAGAATTCGTTATAAATGAAGGGCCTGCCAATTTGTAAATATTCGTGTAAGCCTTAATTCGTCTTTCTACTTCAGTAGAAAATATTCCTGATGGAATCCAAACAATGAAGTCGTAATCAACAGCAACAGTTTCAGAACGTCTAAAGAATATAACAGGATCATTTTCTGATGTTCTATTAAAATAAACCGGTGTGTTCTCTGAACGCCTATAAAAATAAGTGTTTGTCGATATTGCTCTATTCCATTCAATGTAAATAAACGGAGCGGATGTAATTCCAAACAAATCATTCAATGCCGCCTGTAAAACAATCTTCCTACCATTCCAATGCGCTTCTTTCGTAACCTGGGTTTCAAAAGTCAGCAAAGTATCTGAATTAGTCTGCAATGGTTTAACCAAAGCTGCTAAAAAGTCTTTAAGTTGTGTGCCTCCGAATGTTACGTTTAAATCTATCATTCCAGTGTAAGAACTACTTTGTTAATAATTATTAGCGGGAAATTGGTCACGTCAACTAATGGTTTATTGAATACATCCGATTCTAATTGCAGTTTAATATTTCGCTGCAGCACTTGTTTTGAAATTGTGCTTTGTAAATACTTCCAGATGGTCACGCCAACTAAAGGGAACTGTTTCCAGTGGCCAGGAGAACTAACTAAAATGAACTGAATGTACAAGTTTGACGGCTCAACCGTTTCAAAATCTCCGTCAATCGTTGCCACAAAATCAGCATCACGAAGCACTGGTGGCAGCATCTTTTGAATTTGTAAAGACCATGTAGTCGAAAACAAACTCATACGCTTTCCTCAGTTAAAGTGATCGTATCGGTTAATGTGTTTGCTGCTGTGTCCTCTGAAATCAGATAACCTGCCACAGTAGTGTAGTATCCTTGAACGTCAATATCAGTAGCGCTGCCCAAAGCTACAGTTGCCTGTCTGGCCTTAATATCAACCAATGTTACACGTGAAACACCAGCAACGGCCTGAATGGCATCGACCAATTTAATCATGAACACAGTCCCGTCGAAAGCGGTATCTGAGAACGTAGCAAGGAAGTTATCAATAGCGGTAATGACGTTTGCCTTAACAGTTGCTTGAACGTATTGCCCAAAGAAGTATACTGTTGCCTCAATGCGCATTCGGTCGGCATCCAGATTGATAAACGATGTGCGAACTCCGGCGAAACCAACGCCCTGAGTGGTTGAAGTCCCGAAATAGTAATCTTTCAAAGCTGTTAGTTCGGTGCCGGATAGCGGAGCAAGTGAAGGAACTACGCCCTTAGCGACTTTAATCGCAATAACCCCGGAGCTTAATTGCTTCACTGAGCACCTCGTTACAATCCTATGAGTAGGATCTAAGGGATCATAAGAAGGAACAAAGTCGGTTATCGTAACAACATCAGGATATTGAAAGTTAAGAATCTGTTGGCGAACCCAGGCAATGTTACCACTGACTGCAGTGTCGGCAATGTCCTGAATAGTTGAAGTTAAAATGTCAATCATTGTCTCAAGCGTGAACATGGACAATGAAACAACGTAAATGATAATGTTGAATACAGAAACCTTTGACCCGCCATCTTCAGGGAATAAATAAACGTCCAACGATGGATATGTGCGTATCGCTGTTTTTATTTCGGTCTGTATAACGTCTAAAGTTCTTGCCATTATAATGTTGTATTTACTACCAATGTGTTAGGGCTTGCTATTACATCAGTAGATCGTTTATAAGCTACTGACGAACGATAACGTGTTTTGTAATCAATGTAAGGTACCTCAACGTTATTATGATCTTCATCAAATTCAGTAAGCGTTTCCTGGAAAGAAGTGAAAGTAAGTCCGCTTAATGTAGTTGGGCCAAGTAACTGAATTTGTTTGCTGAAGGCATCGCAAAAGTCGAATGTATCCAATCTGGTAAACTTAAAGCTTTCAATTCCGAATCTAAAGCGAACTGTCAAATCATAGTCTTTGATGCCCATACAATAATTATTTACATCATTCACGATGAACTCAATGAAACATGCCGGATAACGAAACGCTTTCTCGTCTTTGTAACCGGTCTTAACGGTTGACTTTGAATCTGTGCCGTTACTGTGCACAAACTGATTATTCCACATGCGAATAGTCTTGAATACACATTCAGTTACCGGCGGTGGTGGAGGTGTGCCGCCTGGCTGTACAACCTCTGTAAGATTGTCTGTTAACTGATCCGATATGTATTGAAAGAAAGCTTTCACACTATTGATTTTATGACCTGCATTAACAATTTACCGTTCTTCATTTCTAATTGCCGCGAGTTTCCTACAAATTTCCGTTGAGGTAAACGTGAAGTTCCGTAGTTATGGTATTCAGCGTAAGGAACATCAGAACCAACCAAACGACTATTTGAGGTCTTGCCAAGCACCCTAATGCTCTCGCGCATCCTCCCTGTATCTACTAACTGCTGGTGACCTGTATTAACTTTATTCGGTGTCCACTTTTTAATTGATCCATCCACAAAGCCAGCAGAATCAAAATTAACTACCTTGAATTGATAGACTGCATTGTTAGCCATTCTATCTAAAAGTTCTGGTATTGCCGACCGAAACTTTGCTGCTTTGCGTAGGAAGTTAAATTTGCTCATTATTGAAAGATATCGTAACCTCTATTTCTGAAACTACCGGCGTAACAATACATTTAACATAAACTTCCTTTACCAATTCCCCCCCAGAGTCAATAGCTAAGTTTTCAGAATACTCTTTAATCTCAGCTCCATGCGCATAAGCATATAATTCAGTAATTAATCGTGCTCTATCAATCATCGTGGTAAATTAAAATTATTAGCCTCCAAACCTGCATCACCTTTCGCCACACTAAAGTAAGGATGAAATTTTGGATTGAAAACTAAACCGTCTTTCCCTGGGTTCATTCTAAACACTTTCGGGAATTTCTTTTCGTCATTCAATTCTGATAGATCCATACTTTTTAAATCAGTCTTTTCATTTCCTTCGTGCTGAACTGTAAAACATCGGCAGTTCCAACCGTTTTTAGGCATGTATGTATTCCAAAATGGATCATCCACAGGCCTTTTAATTCCATCGAGAATTGCGTGTTCGTCTCTGACATGGCTATCTCTTTGCGTTCTATACTCCAAAGTAGGAAACGTTTCCTTTTGTTCAACTGCTCTTACCCACTCCCTCGCTTCCTGGCCCTGGCCTATTGCCGTATTGTACTCAGTCTTCAAATAGTTTTTGTTGTATTCATCGAAGACAACATCTGCCTTTTCTCTGAATTCTTTGAAGGTCGATTTAACACCTTTCTCATTTATGAACTTACTCATGGTTCTGACCTGCTGGTATTGCTTGGCAGCGCTGAAAGCATAAATGTTATTCCGTAGCTTCAAGGCTGTTTCCCATTCAGGAGTACTATAAGTAAATTCGGTTACAGCACCTCCGTAACCTTTGATGACTCCGCCTTCTAATTCTCCACCTACTTTTGCATGATAGTCAAGTGAAAGCGAATCAGTTGTTATTGCCTCACTATAGACACCAAGTAAATAAAGCTGTATCCAATCATCGGGGAATAAGTCTTCATTCATATAAGTTTTTCAATTGCTTATCTGCTGGTAATTCTGTTGGCTCAACCTTTTCCTCAACAGGAGTACCGTATGTTTGCTCAATATACTCGGGGTCTATTTTAAAACCCATCTGAGTAATCTTCAAATCAACGTCAGATCTTTCTGCAAGCTTTAGTTTCTCTGTTGTGTCATATTTGAAATGAAGGCCTTTCCAATCAAAGCCTAAATTCTCCATCAACGGCTTAAGCTTATTATTTACTAAACCGGTAGTGAACCTGGCATCGTTATCGCCGTACATGTTGGCGATGTTCTCGCCTACGGTACCTTTAAGCTTACCTGTTTCGTTGCTTACTACATCCTGGCCAAAAATCAATTTTGATACATCAGCATCAAGCCTATCTATTAATTTGTCGTAAACTTCGTATGCATCAGTTCTGCTTGTGCCTGCGTACTCTATCTCATCATCCAATTGAAACACTCCATAAGAGTTTGCGCCCATATCTCGTATGCTTCTTATAAAAGCTTCTCGATCTGCACCTTGGGATCTGGTTTTCCCTATTCTGGTGTCCATTCCAAAGACCTCGGCCCATTCTGACCAATTGCCTAAGGCATTGTCTTTGAATAGAATGTATTTAGCGGCTTTCATCAAAATACCGTAATCACGGAAGTCTGAAGAAATAAGCATTAAATAAGAAGCGTATTTAGGATCGTCGAACGAAACGCCGGTTGTGTCGCCTGGCATGTTGGTAATAATCCCAAGCTCAGGTTTTACATTGTCCCGGTCTAGAACAGTAACAGCATTGAAGTTCTTTAATCCGTATTGTGTTTTTACCTGGTATGGCTGAAACTCCCCATTAACCAGCGGGCCAAATTCTAAAGGCGTGAATCCCCAAAGCTTTGAATCAAGTCCATGACTTATGAAATCATAAAACCATTGGGTTTCAAATAACCGTGTGAATTCTTCATCCTCTTCTCCGGCATCGTTACAGAACTTGAAAGGCTTTTCTAATGTCTTCATTTTGCGTGAAGTCCATTGTGCCGTTAGGTTTGGGTCGTCAATTATGTCCCTGAAGACATTATGTAATAAGTAGCGATTGTAGTTAAATATGTTCTCGCAAGACTGACGGGCAACTCGCAACTTTAAAGCATCTTGGCGTACCCTGATCTTTTGTTGCTCCATTATGTAGTTAATGGGCGAGTTTTTGCGCGTCTGTATTTTGGCTTCCCGATCTGCCTTACGCATTTCCTTTACCTGTTGCTTAACTGTTGGTTTATCGCTCATGGGTAGATAAATGGTAACATGTTAGCCGGAATATCATTTAATGAGCCATCTGTAAAAGGCTTTGATATGAACTTTTGTTGCGAGCTTAGGAATGTATTAACCTGCTCACCGGTGGTTAGTCTTGGAACTGAGATAAGAGCATCCCCATTCATAACATCTTTAAGCCACAATACCGCCGCTTCACATGCTTTTTGTCTCAATTCGGGAATGTCGCGCGGGTTGATTGTTTTATGAAGTGTGCAAAGCGTTAGATCAATGGTCACCGCAACAATTAACATGTCGCGTCCTGTGTCGGATGAATCTTTTGAGTACTCACCGTCGATCTGATATTTTACCTTTAAAAAGCTTGAAACGTAAGCTCTGGCGTATGCTTCTGCGAATTGCCTGACCTGATCTGGCGTTCTGCCGCTTGTCTCTGATGCCTGGGTTAAAATCTCCGTTAGGTTCTCTAACCCAATTGCTAGGGTGTAATCGTCATTGCTTAGATATGCCATCCCAAAATGTAATTTAATGCCAATTTGGGAAATAATGTTTATTATTCCTAACTTTGATTTGTCATTTAAGTTTTATATAGCAAATCTAAACACTCAAGGATAGCTCCTTGGCCAAGGGATAGGCATTCTACAGTGTTTAGATTTTTTATTTTGTCCAATATGGTATGAATTTAACCATCACTGATGTAGCATTATATTTTGTTATTATTGAGCCTACTCTAATACCATCAAAAGTAATTATCTCAATATCTATATTTTGGGGTGTTTTGAATAAGGTGCATCTTTTAGCATCTTCAATAACTGGATCTCTGTGTAATAATTGCTTCAATACAGACTTTAGTATTTCTTCCTTTTTTTCTATAATCGCATTAACAATTGTGTTTTGAATCACATTATCATGAATTATATTAAATCCTACATTTTCAATTTCATCTAAAATCATCATCTTTCAAATCTAAAACTCCTATCGTTACCTACTTCATATTGAGGTGAGGCGCCACCATTCAAATATCGATTATATTCCGTTTCGAAAGCACGGCATAGGAAATAATCATTTGCATCTGAAGTGTGCCCGTAACGCTCGAATGTAATTCCTGTTTCTTTGTTCTTTTCCTTAATCTTAGCCTTGGTGCCGTCGCTGGCCTCCTTCAAATACATGTAATCGGCTATTGTGTTTGTGCAATTGTTGCCGATTATAAACGTTAATCCGCTTTCATTGTGGTCGAATACCTCGTTTATCCAGTTGCCACGCATAACCACCGCCGGGGCTGCTTTAAATAGCCTCATGGATGGTTTAAAGTCTTTTAGTTCGCCTTGTATGATTGAAAAATCATTATATCCTGATTCAAGTCGTGTATCTTCAGCAATGCCGGATGGGTCACCGTAGATAAAAATACCGGATGGGTGATACTTATACTTTTGAATGAATGCCTGGCAAAGCTTAGATGTTTTGTTGTTTGGTGTTTGTAGGCAAATCTCATCTACCTGAGTGGCTATCTTACCTTCGATCTGCCAGATAGTTAATGTTATGTATGGATTAACGTTAAAGTCAAAGCTGATGTGCAAAGGCTTTTCTTTCTCATATAACACATCCGCAGTATTCCTTACCCGCTTGAATAGCTTATAGAAGTTACCGCCGGTTTCCTTCATTGTCCAAAGCCCCTTAGCGAAGACTGAGTATAGATAAGGATTACTGAACTTGTAGGACTCTATTTGAGCTTTAACGGCATCAGGTAGCCATTTATTATCTTGATAGGTGGAATGATGTACCGTTACGCTATAAAGAACTTCATGCCCCTCTACCTCAATTGAGGTGGTTGTGCGATAACTGAGCTCATGATGATCTTTGAAAAACCTTTTCCAGAACCAATTTTCAGTGAAATCGCCTTGTACTTCTGGGTTGATAGTGAAGTACTCCTGCAGCACATCGGCGCTGCCTGATCGTATGGAAAGACTTATCGTTGCGAAATCGCTTTCATCCGGCACATCCTCTTCATACCAAACACAGGTAGGATCTTTCAAAGATTTTATCTTACCTGGTTCGTCACCGCCCCGGGCAAGAAACCTATTCCCGTTGATGCAGCGAATACTTAGCGGATTGATATTGAATTTAAACAGGCTTTCAAGTCCCAAAGAAATGATAGTCTGCTTTATGTTCTCATAGCTTGATTCCTGTATTGTGTTGTACGTTTTACGGTATAGAACACACTTAAAGTATTTGTGAGTAAGGCAATTCGAGATTAGCTGCTTAGCTACGTAATCGGATTTAGACGAGCCCCGGGATCCGTAAAGTATGACATAACGATCAGTGCACTTTGTGAGCGGTACGAACTTTTCGTTTATTAGCTTGCTCCATTTTGGCCATACTATATTGATCATCCTTAATTAGGAAATGATAATTTCAGATAGATCGACACAAATACACACCATTGTCCGTCTTTCTTACAGTTTATTTGATTTGTCCTTAAACTTCCAAGCTTTGACAGAATTTCCTTTGTGTTTTTCCGTGGCATATCAAAATATTATTTGGTGATGTGTGCAGGATTCGAACTATCTGCAAGTCAATCCCAGTTTCGCAGCCATTGACGAGCCTTCACGCTTGCTGGGTGTGTTTACCAACTTTTCACCAACACATCGTTTTATTCTGCTTCATCCTGAAACTTTACAATAATTGTCTGCCCCCCTTCATGGTTCAAATCAAGCCTATCGCCATATTTCTTAGGCTTTAGCTTACTGGCTATCCATTTACGGGCATCTATGCGTAATCTGTCACGCTGAACCACATTCGAACCTATGAAAGCGGTATGATCCTCTTCTGTGTGATCGGCTATTTCAAGAATCTCATCCGATATAAAATCAGCCTGTTCTTGCTTTGCCAATTCGTATTTGTCCGAAAACTCCTTGTTTTCAAAGATCCATTTACGTATTGTTGAGTGGCTGGGCCAATGAGGGTTTTTCTCGCAAAGAGGCTTTATGCCACGATTAGACGAAGCTATTGCCATGCATATCTCTAAAGCTATTTCGTCTGTATATATTGTAGGCCTAGCCATTACTTATAATTATCGTATCCTGCTTGTTCAAGTCCTTTATCGAATCCTTTGTCAAAGGCATCATTTTGATGTTTTTCAAGTCTATTTTTGAATTCAAGTCTTGCATTATAACTTAAACTAAATCCGATTAAAAACTTGTATTTACGCCATCTTAGCCAGTTTTCGGCGATCGGCAGCATTTCTTTACTTACCCCTTCGGTTGATAATAAAAGAAGGATATAGCTAATGGTTTTTTCGTAATCTTCGAATGTGTATCTCATCACATTATCTGCCCTTTCCAGGCTTTAAACTTCCAAATACCACAAACTAAACCATTACGGCATTGAGTTAACCCGTCTACCGAAGATACAAAAAAGTAGTCTCTCATGATCTTAATTCCCATTTATCAGCTATAAAAACCTCGTTAATGCTATTACCGAACTCGTCGTCAGACTTGCTTATGAATGCAGGGCCGATGTTTTGATCTATAGTCCAGGTAGCGTGTCCGATGTATTCACCATCGCGCCAAAGATCGTATTCACGGCCGGGTATTCGTTCGGGATTATTCATCTCTCTTAATTTGTCTTTCGTCAATTTCCGTAAATTCAGATTCTGATATCCATTCGTCGCAAAATGTTAGTCCCCAATGACCCCCTCCTTTATCTTCATCAATAATATATTGAGCAATATGATATTCTCCTTCCCATTTAACCCAGTAATAACCTTCTTCTCTCATTCTCTTTAATGTTTTGAAACTAAAAAATGGGCCGGTCTCTACCGGCTAAGCTAATCGAGTTACCATTTTCTAAAAATTGATTACTAATTCTTCACCAATAAGGCACCAATAAAGGTTTTGAATCTGGTGAACGTATTCAATTTTATAAATTATAATTAAATTCTGTTTGAATGTTGATAGGCTATAACCTCCATTTTGTAATGAATTAAGATCAAATCTGAATTCATCTTTATGAAATGCCTGATGATAAATTGACCATTTGAATCCTGCCCTTATCAGTATTTCTTCAGTTAAAGGTAAATATTGATAGTTTTCACATTTTTGTCCTTTAGATTTCATGTTAGATAAATACTTCAGATCATGTGCTTCTATAGCAGTTGGTGCGCCCTGGAAAAGGTAGTAGTTACCTATTCTCAATTCTTCAGGCTTTATCATGATCCGTAATTTAACTTAGCTCCAATGCTTACCTTCAAATTTCGCAATAAAACAATTCGCTCATATTCAGCAATTGGGCCAAATGGTGCCGTGAATGGTTTTGTATGATCAGGAAATTTGGGCGCGTATGTTGTCATGCCATTTCAATTTCTTCCGTACCGATATATCCTTCTGTCAATAATTCATCAAAATTATCCTCAATATCTGATTCGACTAAGGCTTGTTTTGCTGCTTCTAAGGCCTCTTCTTTGCTCTTAAATACTTTTTTTTCAAGGCCAATATCCCACTCACACCAAACTTTATATAATTTATTTTTCATAAAGACTTTCTATGTTAGTTTCAAAAAAATAAAGTAGCCTGCTTGAACAGGACTACTTCAATCAATCCAATCTATTCTTTACCAAAATGATTCTTTAAAATATTTAGCACCTTTTCTCTGATACTATTACCGATGCGCAAGTCCTTGTCATTTTCCTGCATGAATTCAATGATTGGAAAATATTCGTCACTGAATTCTTTCTTCCAGCGGCGTAAGTCTTCAAGTTCTTTACCTAGTTTTTGATCCTCAATACTCTGTCTTTCGATGTAGCTAGGAGTTCTCTTAACACAAAGGCCGGTAGCCACATTATGAATCCTGCTTGTGTGGCGCTTTTTGTTTTCATCATCAATTGAAATGGTGAATTCAAGATCATAAGCATAAGGATAATCGTCAATAGCGCTATGCTTCTTAATTACCCTGCCTGCTCTCAATTCTGTTCCTGGCCCAGTTCCTGTTTTAACGTCAACGTAATCATCAATCCATACGAATTGCGATTCAGGGTCTGTAATATCTTCAAGCTTTTCTATTTTGTAGAAGTTGTCTTGAAATGCCTTGAATTCGCTTTCTAGGCGCTCCTGATCTTCAGCAAGTAACGGTGTTGCTGCATCTGATCTGCTGTTGAAAAATTCATGTAATAGATTCATATTCGTTTTAGACTGCTTCGCCAAGTCCCTGCGTTAGTTTCTTTTTAAATAAGGGAGCGATACAATTTACAGCCCCCTTCAACAATTTTGCCGGTTACTATCCGACATTCCGTTCTTCAAAGTGTTTGTGCGGATGGGATGACTCGAACATCCAATACAAAGTCCATCAACCTTGCGCGTATTCTACTACCTACATGTCTGTTGGTAAAGACTTCAGCCATTTATCGCAGCGTCTACCGGTTCCGCCACATCCGCGTCTTTCAAAGTAGGGGCTAACCAACTATTAGCCCCTGTCATCATCCATAGAGCGGCTGATCCTATACCTGAAGGCTCTTAGAAGTGGGTTTTACAGGTTTACCACAAGCCACACACAATAGGATCTTATTCAGCCTGAGCGTGTATATCGTTAAATTTCAATTCAATTGCTTGCCATGCTTTGTATTTTGCGAAGCTTTCAATTTCAGCACGTTGTTTAGGTGTTAAACCCTTACATTCCTGCTTAAGCTTTTCAATCCATTGCCTGGTTTTTTCGCGATCTGTCATTTCTTATCCTGCTTGATAAATAGAATGCCATCTATATTAATAGGTTCAATCTTTCCTGCTTTGATAAGATGATATATCCAATTTCGGTGCTTACCTTTTTCTTTAGCGTGATTTGCGACCGTTTTTAATCTCTTCTCGTCAATCATGCTTCAAATCTACAAAACAATTGCAAATAAACAACTACAAAGAAAATAAATAAAATATTTTACTAAACGCTTGCAAAGTAATTGGCAGTTGCCTACTTTTGATTTCATAACGCAGACAATTAAACGAAACGGATATGAAACAGGCAACGCCTATACTTAATAAATATCATCAATTCATAGAACACGGTATAGATGGTGAAAATGGTTTGTGCGAGCATTTTAGTCATCTAAAAAATTGGGATTTATTATGCCCTTCGGATGATGAGATAGAAGAATTAGAAGATGCTGGGTTTTGTTCCACTTGGTGGGCATCAGGAGAAACAGCAAAAGATATAGATATCTACTCACAAGGCAAGATGACTCCAATGCGTGAAAATATAACATTGTTACTAGCTTGTTTAGAGGGTGAGCTATGACTCTAACCACCACCATATACAACACAATCGGGGAGCCTTTCATATTCACTTTTGAATATGAAATTGAATACTGCACATTTCAGCCTATTAAAATAGTTATAAAAAATGCTTGGTTTATTAATGAATCATTCGGAGATGGCTGGCAGGATGACTTAGTAAAAGCATTGCATGAAGAATTATATTTTGACTTTGAACTGAAAATTATATGAAACTGAATTTAGAATTACTTGAAAAAATAAAGAGCGAAATTTCAGATGAACATCTTCGTACTAGTGGAGTAGTACATTGGCCTTCTATTTGGCCAGAAGTCTGCCGCCGCTATTCAGAACAAATAATCAAATGTGATATGTGTGACGGCAATGGTGAAAAGGAAGGACATCATGATACATTAGGTGACTGTCCTGTGATCTGTTCTTTCTGTGAAGGTGAGGGTTATTTAAAAGACTAAAAATATGGAATACATTGACATTGTAAACAAATTAATCGGGCCGATTAAACCTATTGGTTCATCCAGTGAAGATGAGATTCGGTTTAAAAATCTAAAAGAGCTATGCCATTTAGCTAATCTAATAATCATTGAAATTGATTCTGTTGCCTATGAAAATAAGGATCGATACGAGCATTCAATGAAAATAATGGCTGAGTATGCAGCTAACTTTTTAACTAACGAAATTGGTATAAAATGAAACTAACCATTACTGACCGCAAGATATTACACTCCATGGCTACTACTCCTATGAGTGAGAGAATAAAAATCGCTTTAATTAAACTTAAAAAATAGATGACACAAATATTCAATTCCTATTTAGAGTTTTTATCTCGTGTAGATAAAGACGTTAATGGGGTATCGAAAGAGTTTTCAGAAGAATCTCTAGATTTTGAAAAACAAAACGAGACTAATAAAGGTTGTTGGAACTGCTCTGACTGCTCTGACTGCTCTCGCTGCTCTGGCTGCTCTCGTTGCTCTGACTGCTCTGACTGCTATCGCTGCTCTGACTGCTATCGCTGCTCTGACTGCTATCGCTGCTCTGACTGCTCTCGCTGCTCTGACTTAAAAAATGCAAAGCCAGTAGAACAGAATGAGCAAACCAATATTGGATTTCCTGCTATTCCAGTGATTGAGAATATACATCAAAAAATTCTTGATGCAGTCTCTAATCCAGAAGCTTTAAACATGGATACTTGGCATACTTGCGAAACTACGCATTGTCGCGCTGGATGGGTTGTATTCTTATCCGGTGAGCAGGGTAAAAAACTTGAACAGGAGACAAGCACACCTTTTGCGGCCATGCAAATTTACCACGCCTCATCTTCAATTAAAGTTTCGCCGGTGAGATTTTATGAGGATAACAAAACGGCATTGGCTGATATTAAAAGATGTGCTGAAGAAGAAACAAAACTTTAAACACTAATCCCATGTACCACGAACCCGACCATTACCACCACAATGAAGATGAAGAAGCAGACAACTACATAGCTGATGCGATTCACGGAAATAGGTTAATGATCTGGGTTTTGGTTGGAGTCTTTTTATTTTTAACTACACTTATAACTTATATACTACTATGAAACAAGTCACATTTTATTTCGCAAACGGTTCAATTATGATAACTCACATGCGTGCTGAGGCAATTGGGTATTTACCTGATCTGATTCATGATTACAAAGCTCAAAGAGCTATAGTATCATGATACCATCACCTCTAAACTCAATCACAGAACAAGAGCGAATGCCACTGCCTGAAAAGTTTGTTCTTCAAATGGATACACTTATAAAGCTATTACAAGCCAATTGCGAACAATTTGAAAATGACTTCATCATGAGCAAGTGGCAAGCTCCGGAGCGAATTAAGAACTACCTGGAATCATCACAGGAGCTTCAGAAGCATCTTGAACCAGATGAAAGAAGTCGTGCTGTAATGGTCGAAGCGAAATTGTGGTATAATAAACTTCCTTTCTAATTATGGATGACGCTATTCTTCAAGAAATAAGAAAATCGCATTGTGCTAAAAGGGATGATCCTAAATTGCATAAATGCGTTGGTAGTTGTAAAATAACACCGAAAGGAATTGAATTATCGTGCCCTGTTTGTGGTGATGATAAACAAAATAATGCTCCTTCATACATGCACAATCCAAAAATTGTAAATAGAGCAAAACAAATATGTTCAGTAATTGGACTTGAATTCGATAACATGAATGATGACGTTCAGGCTGCTATTGTTAAGGAGTGCTTTAAGGATTATTGCCCAAACTGTTTCTCAATGCACATGCATTTATCTGGGTCATACTTTAATTGTTCATGTGGTTGGCATTATTCAGATTATAGCGGATGGAAAAAACCTACAGATTTAACACTTTAGAACATGCCAGAAACACAACAACTACAACCGATAAACGGAATATGAAAGCAAAAGTAACAAAAGTAACTAAAATGGATAAAAAGGATAGCTATGGCAATACCTCTTTTATCATCGAATTTGATAACTCAGATAAAGGTTTTTATACCTGCAAAACTGAAGATCAAACTAAATTCATTAGTGGTCAAGAAGCTGAGTATTTGATTGAACAGAAACAAGGCAAAAACGGAACGACTTATTATAAAATTTCATTGCCAGTGTCTGAGCAATCAAATAATTGGCAAAAAGGTGGTAAGCCACAAGTTGAACCAAGAGTTCAAATGATTTCATTTGCTATGGCTTATACCAAAGATTTGGTTGTTGCTGGTAAACTTGATCTTAAAGACCTGCCTACACATTTTGATATTCTTTACAACGAAATGATTTCAAAGCTATGAATAATCTACCTACAACCGCTACAGGGGTGCTACAACAATTTAGCACTTCTTTAACAGGCATTAACATAATGTCTGATCAATTAATTGAAGCTGTGAAATCAGGTGAAATTGATCCGCTTGCAGTGCGCATACAAATCAAAGCCATTGAAATGGTTTTGGAACGCGTGAACAAAGAAACGATTCAGAATCAATTAACTGCTGCCGCAAAATATCCAGAACAAAAGTTTGAGTTTCTTGGGGCTTCTATCCAAAAGGCTGAACATGGCACCAAATACAATTACGCTGGCTGTGGTGACACGATTTACGAAGAGTTAGCAAAGACTGCTGATAAAGCAAACGAGGCACTAAAGGTGCGCTGTGAGTTTCTGAAGTCTTTAAAAGAACCTTTACGAGTAGTTGATGAATCTACGGGTGAAATCGTCCTTATTCATCCGCCGGTTAAAACTTCTATCTCAGGACTTAATGTATCAATCAGATGAAAGGTGAAATATTCGCTGCCCAGATTGAGGGCATAATGACCCGTAAGGACAGGACGCTAAAGATTACTATTGGTACTCAGGAGATGAACCCAAATAAGGCAGCTCAAATGCTTGGCTACATGAACAAGGTTGTTTCAATTTATATCTGTGAGTCATCCATTGACAATTCAGAGATTGAACAGGTTGATAAAATTGATCCTGAGTTCAAAGGTAAGACGCAAAGCAAAAGAATTCGTGATGTTTTATACATTCTTTGGAAACAAGGAAGTGAAGGATATAAAACATTTGAGGCTTATTACCAGGCTAAAACTGAATTGTTTATTAATACACTTAAATCTAATATTTTAGAGCCATGAAACGAAATATATATCCTGAAGATCAGGAAAAGAAAATAGTCTACCACACTCAAAAGGAGTTCAAACTAGACATGCTGTTTTTAGCGGTCATTATCTTAATAGGAGTTGTTACCGCTATTACTGGATTGATTGCTATTCTTATTCAACTTAATCAGGAATTATGATTGATACTGAGAAAGCAAATATATATATCGGCAAATTCATGGGCCTGAAATGGGATGAAGATGTTAAGGCATTTTATAAATCAATTGTTAAAGATGGGTGGACGCAGACACAATACTTCTATCCAAAATATCACTCATGTTGGGATGACTTAATGTCAGTTGTTGCCGAGATAGAGTTGATTGCTCCGACACGCGTAATTATTGATTGCAATGAATGCCGAATAGTTGGTGACAAACGATTCAAAGTTCATACAATGAAAAAGATCAATTCAGTTTACATGTGTGTTTTACAATTTATCGAATGGTATGAAAAACATCAAAGAGAGATTAAAAGTTAGGCTCCTTCTAGGCAGCACCGTAACACAAGCTCAGTGCGTGAAGTGGTGGAATCATTGGCGATTAGCTGTGCTTGTAAACAGGCTTCGTAATGAAGGGCACAATATCAAAACTGAATTCGTTACTTCGAGGTCAGGTAAGACGTATGCAAAATATTTTATACCTAAAGATAAATAATCATGCGCGAAATAAAATTCAGGGCTATTATACCAATTAATTCAAATGAACCAAAAAAAATGGTTTATTATGATTGTTCAAGAATTGATGACTTGAATAGAATGGCTTACGAAGATTGGGATATAAATAAATTAATGAGATTCACAGGCCTTACCGATAAGAACGGAAAGGAAATTTACGAAGGTGACTTCATTTATTATGATCTTGCTGAAGGCCTTGGATTACCTAAGCAAACAGGATTAAAACGTGAGGTTAAATATTCTCCTTATGGATTCTTCGGACAATATGATATCAACATTATTGTAATCGGAAATGTGCATGAAAATCCTGAACTTTTAATTCAATAAACCATGGCAAAGAAAATACCTAAAGCATCAAGACTGCTTCCTGTTTCGTCAATACCTCAAGCAAATTTATCATTTTGGTTCAGTGATAATATTGAAGATTGGATGTTCAGCCGTAAAAATACTATGACCAGAATCAGGGCAAGGAATGACTTTGAACAGCATGAATCTAGCGTAAAAGCTTTTAAACGTAAACATGGATAGAATATGAACTTTGAAAAACTGAAATATTTATCTACGCCACCATTTGATGCCTCGGTCTATTATTTTCTACAAACAGGAAATGTTAATGGAGAATTAAAGATAGCAATCGAAAGACTTCTTAATGAAGATATTGAGTCATATAAAAAGCTTTACAACGATCTTGCAGAAAGTCACGCTAAGCAGGTGATTGAGATAGGAGAACTTAAATATGATAAAGGAATTGTATTAGCTGAAATATGCGCTTTAAAAGATAGGCTTAATAGTGATGATTCAGATTATATTGATAGACTTGAATCAGAGCTATTAAAAGCAAAGGAGCTATTGATAAGCATCAATGCAAATTGGCCTGATGATCCTTATAAAAAAGTTGATGAATTCATAAACAAAAAGCCATGATCTGGATTAAGATATTAGCCATCATAATTTGCGTTGTAGTTGTTTTGGAAATAGCAACACGAATTTATATTGATCCTTACGCACCTGATTCTAAAGACGAAGAGTAATGTATTGCTCCTGTGGTAAAATCTCAGAGAATAAAGACACTGGCGATTGTTCGTCATGCGGTAGACTGAAAAGAAAGGCAGAAACAGACGCGCTTAAACCGAATAAAGTCTATAAGATTGCGAAGATTTCACCTAAACTTAAAGAAAATCTAAAAACTTATACAGCATTAAGACGAGTGTTTTTAGAATCGAAACCTAAATGCGAAGCTAGGATATTATTATTTTGCACTTATAAATCTGAAGAAATTCACCATCGACGCGGAAGGGGTGAGCATCTTTTAAATATCAAAACATGGTTGTCAGTTTGCAGACAGTGCCATACGTGGATTGAACTGCATCCTGAAGAAGCTATAAAACGAGGTTTATCAGAATCAAGACTATCTAAAAAATAAAAAGTATGATACTAAAGCTTGACGAACACATTATTGTAGATGACGCAATACAAGACGGAAGTAAATTTCTTGGATGGTATCCTGAAAGCCTTGCAGATGGAGGGGTTTCGCTAACTAAAATTAGTGAGCCTGAATTCGCTAACTCTGAGTTTACTATTCACTCAGTAATTCTGACACGTGAAGATTTGTATAAGCTTAAAGAACTTGGTTTAATATGAAGCCACGCCAGCGCCTATTAAGGAACCTATTAAAGTTCCATCTATCAAAGATAAACGAGAATACCGGATGGTCTAAGACTGAGAAGATAAGCAGAGTTTTAACGGGGTTAACTAAAAAGATAAATGCAAAAAGAACTGTTCGATAGGTTTGTGCCTCAATCAGATGTGGTTTATACCCCAGTTGAGGTATCTAAGCAAATAATTGAATTTCTGCAGCCAGTCGGAAAATGCTTAGATCCTTGCAGGGGTGATGGCTCCTTTTACAATCAAATGCTTAATTCAGATTATTGCGAGATAACAGAAGGTAAAGACTTTTTCGAATATAAAGAACCAGTTGATTGGATTATAGGGAATCCACCTTATTCAAACTTCAAAGAATTCCTTGAACATTCGTTTACCATCGCTCAAAATGTAAGCTTCCTTGTGCCTACAAATAAGGTCTTCCAGCGACAGGTAATTATGGAGATGATAAACAAATGGGGGGGGGTAAAATCTATGATTATATACGGCTCAGGATCGCTTATAGGCTTTCCATTTGGGTTCTCTGTTGGTAACTTCCATTTTCAGAAAGGATACAAAGGAGAATGCAAAATAATAATGGGCATGAAGACTATATTTTAAATTATTTCCCTGATTTGTTTTGAGGAAAGGTAGGAAATGAGTAATTATGTAAAGCGATTCACCATGAAAACATTAACTAAAACACATGCCTTCATTACATGCTACAGGAACCTTCTGGTTCGGGTGGATCGCCTTGTAATGTTGGCAGCTGTTTTATTATGAAATCCTATTCAGAAAAACTGAAAGATCCGCGCTGGCAAAAGAAACGCCTGAAGATATTAGAATTAGATAATTGGACGTGTACAGAATGCTCATGCAGCACTGAAACACTTCATGTGCATCATAAAGATTATAAGGGTAAAGATCCATGGGATACTCCTGACATATATCTATGTACTCTATGCTCTAAATGCCATGATCTTGAAGAGATACTAAAGAAAAACGAAATACTGTTAGATTTTTCTAGGTCTATTAATGTAACATGTATTCATACCTGGAAAGGATTAGGGGCGCTATCATTTATTGAAAAAAATAATCCAACTGAATTTGGAGTGATAAGCAAATTGTTTAACAAAGTATGTTGGAATGATAATAAGGATTCATTTTTCACATTCTTATCTAAACCTAATGGCTAAAGATCCAGCCTTTTTATTTTATTCTCAGGACTTCATTGTTGGGGTTCAGACAATGCCCTTCGAAGAGAGGGGTAAGTATATAACTATCCTTTGCCAGATGCATCAGCAGGGAAGGCTTGATGAAGAAACCATTAGGTTTATAGTAGGTTCAATTTCGGATAAGCTTAGGTTAAAATTTAAGATAGACGAAAAAGGCCTTTGGTACAATGAGCGATTAGAGCTTGAGACCACTAGAAGAAACAACTTTACCGAAAGTAGGCGATTAAACGGTAATTTGGGCGGTAGACCTAAAAAAGAAAAACCTAAAGGTAAAGCTAAAAAAAACCTAAAGGATAACCCAAAGGTTATGCATACGGGTAACCGTATGGGAAATGAAGATGTAAATGAAAATGATTTATTAAAAGGAGATGAAATTGTTTTTCCTTTTACAAGTGAAAACTTCATACGTCATTGGTCGTTGTGGAAACAATATAGGGGGGACATAAAAAAACCCTATCGATCGGCGTTATCCGAACAAGCTGCATTAAAAAAGCTTTCAGAATATGGTGAGGAAACGGCAATAAAAATGATTAATGAGAGTATATCAAATTCATGGCAAGGACTTTTTGAATTAAAAACAAATGGAACAGGGACTAACAGTACAGCAAAAAAAGGAATTACAGCTGAAGGAACACGCGACAGGCTTAATAGCTATACTGACTGACAAAGAAAAGTCAAAAGAGTTTGAGCGCGGCCTAACGATTCAAAAGATTGTTAAGGATGCTGTACCGCTTTGTGAGTTGCGTAGAACGATTGGAAATAAACCAGTTGCCCAAGCTATCGATATTCAGTTAACTCGATTGGTTGCTAGTATGAACCTTAAATGGAACCTTTCAGACAGCCAGATTCAGCAAATTGTCGAAGATCTGATGGATAAGTTTCCGAATGAAACCGTTGAGGACTTCATTTTGATCTTCAAGAAAGCTAGACAAAACGAGTTTGGAGAGATATACAGGCTTGATAGTGCAGTTATTTTCGGTTGGGTGGAGAAATATTTGGATGAAAAATATCAGGTCTTAGAATCGATCCTAATGAAGGAAAAGGATGAGATATATAAGCCAGTTGAGGTAACTCCTTCAAATGTAGACTGGCATAAAAAGTGGCTTGAAGAGGTTAAAAAAATAAATGTCGATAATTCAGGAAACGTAATTGATGACGAGTATGTCAAAAAATACGGAAAAGAAGAGCCTATAAGAAAGTCTGTATCTGCTGGATATGCTTATTTTGAAGTTCGTGGAATAAAGATAATGGCATGCTCTCAGCAACATGCAGAAGAAATTGTACAGCGCATGTTAGAACTTGGCGAACTTGAAGAGGACATTTAACAGGTGAGAAAGCTACCGGGCTATCTCGAAGAAAAAGAGTGGATATTTAAAAACTATAAATCATGACACAATTCGAAAAGCAAAAATTAGTAATTGAAGATACCGCCATTAAAATACTTGAAAAGTGGGGTAATGAAAAACAGATCGATATGATCGTGGAGGAATGCGCTGAGGTTATTCATGCAATGCAAAAATATAAGCGTTACAATAATCGTGAATCACTTCCCGAACAAAAACAAAAAGCGCGTGACAACTGTAATGAGGAAATAGCAGACTTAATTATCATGATGCATCAGGCTTACATTATTTTCGAAGGTGATGAAATTGACAGAATCATTCAGGAGAAGCTACAACGTATTCAACCGAAGCTTAAAATTTAACCTTACTAAATACATAAGATATGAAAATTGTTGATGCTGAATTGATTATAAAAATAGAGGTTGAATGCCCAGATTGCGAAGATGTAATAGATCTACTTGAATTATCATCAATGACAGATGACGGATATATTCATTCAAGATCTTTAGGGGATAATGGATTTGGTTGTAAAGACTTTAATGAAACAATTATTTGTCCAGAATGTAAAAATGAGTTTAAAATAAAAGACATAAATTATTAAATATGAATAATATTGAAAAAGCAGAATTGTCTTGGTATTCATGCTCAATAGATAATTCAGATAATCAACTTGAGTTTTTACATGGCATAGACATGTTCAAATCATCCCTTAAAAGAGAGATTGAAAAACGGATAAAGGAGCTTGAAATAAATATAAAATCTTGTACTTATGCTCCTGAGAAAACTATATTAATAGGCAGAAAACAGGAATGTTACAACAATTTAAATCTAATTAACACAGTTGAACCATGAAAAACAAAAATAAACAACCAATTCCAAAACCAGATTGTGTAAACTGCGAAGATGAAATTGAAGTAGCTATTCTAAAGCTTGCTAAAGAAGAGGAACCGAAAGAACAAATAGGATTCACTATCGAAGAAATCGAGTTCATTAAAGAAGATGAAAGAAATAAGATTGTGAATTCGACTATTAGATCAGTGCTCAAAATTCTACGAAATGAAGGCATAACAAAAGAATTTAAAGAGTATAAAGAAATCGAAAAACTAAAGAAATCATGAAGCGTTTATTTTACCTTCTGTTAGTTCTTACCATAGTGGTAGGATCTATAGCCCCATCGCAGGGAAATGCGAAAGCAGTTATTGGTAGTTACACTTGGACTGATAACTGTAAATGTCTACAGGTAGGGCCAAGCTTTGCTTACTACGTTCCGGTAAGCAATTGCAAAGGATTACCAAGTACTCACGGTTGTAAATAATTAAGAACTAAACCTTCTCTCGAATAGGTCACAGACTGAACAACTAGACCGCTGAGGACAATTTGACGAATGAAAGCAGTGGGCTAAGAGTTGTTTGAGCGGAGAGTTTTAATAAAGGGAAAATATGGATTTGAAAGAAATGATTGCTAAAAAATTACCCGGCCATGCAACTACTCAGATATCTGGCGGTAATGGATATTATTTAAAAATTTCTTGGTTTGCTCATATCATGGCATGGCGTAATTATGAAATGCTATTTCCTGGACAATCTGCACAACGAATAAATGAACGTGGTGGATTCGGTGAAGAGGAACTTAATGCTTTCTATCCCGAATGGCGCAATCACATTATTAAAGACCAATCAACAAACCAGCAATGACAGATAAAGAAAAATCATACAAACTTATTGAAACGCTTCGAAAACTCAATAAAGCACTTGATCTAATAGAAGAAGTTACTGACCTAGAATCAGCAAAAATGATGGTTAATGATATTCAGGAAACAATTGCATTTGTTTTAGATGCGGCGATTAAAGCCCAACAGCAAGCCACAAAATAAAAGCTACCCCTATTCCGATAGTCTTTAACTTGCCAACGAACTTGTGTTTCTTTAGTTGCTTTTCCTGTTCTTCAATTACAGCTTCATCATTTACAAGCTGTCCTTTCAATTCTTTGTTTTTAGCTTCGGAGATAATTAATTGAGCTTTATAGTTATCGGCTTGTCTTGTTAATTGATTGGTAAGTGTATCGACTTGCTGCTTTAATCCAAGTGCTAGTGAGTCATCCGCGTTGAAAGCCTCCGCGACCTGGGGGATAGAATCAATAGCCTCTTGAACTTCTTTAACGGATCTTGTTTCAGCAACTCTTCGCTGCAGCCTGGCATTGTCTTTAGTTAGCTTCTGATTATCGATCGCCATATTAAGCGAGTCTTTATGCCACTTAACTTCTTTGATCGATTGTATGGCCTGTAATGAGTCGTAGCGCTTTGCTGATTCTCTGTTGTCTGCCTTTAGTCCTTTTATCTTTAGCTCAGCGCTGTTTGACTTCTCTGTGTGTAGTAGGTAGAATGACCCTATTAATAGAATTAAAATCAGGATTACTATTTCTTTCCAGTATTTCATAGTATTTTAGTCTCTGTTTAAACAAAATTAAAATTATGAAAAAAACAATTTATGTTATCGCAATCCTCTTCAGTTTCTCAATTGGTCTTAACCAGCCATTTGGATTTGTGAAGGAAAAAACGGAGCAATCAGCAGCAATTTCAACGGTTACGACTCATTCGTTACTTTAGTTGATCTTGTTTATGATGGCCATCTGGCAATGGCTGACATGTCTATCTATTTTGATGAAGTGAGTCTTCAATTTTCATCAAAACAATTAAAAGAATTAGCCTGCAAAAGAACACTTTGGCTTGATGGTCTCTAAAACTATCAAGCTTTTTTTATATATTTGTTTTAGATAGTTTGCATCATGGGTTTAGGTTTAAGTAGAAAGGCCTGTCGTTCGATTAATAGTCGTTAACTTCAGGTCTTTTTTTATGTTGTTACAACTCCTAAAGCCTTTTTACTTTCTTCCCATCGTTGTATTCTTTGTTGTGCACCTTCTGAGGCTGTATTTATTTTCTTGGTAATCTTCGCGAAAGCATCAATATCAGCTAGTCTGTTTAAGCCACATTCACGCCAAAACGCACAAGCTGCCTCTAATCCATATTGAGGTGTTTCTAATAGCTCAGGATGATTTAAAAGATCTTGTTTTATGACCCCGCCAATCCAGATATAATTATCCTTTAATGTAATTTGTAAAGGGCCTTTGCCTGAATAACGCCAGCCATCGCCAGATGATTCAGGACCATTGCCGCCAGTATTTTGATAAACTCTATTCGCTATTTTTTCAGGATTACGAACATAATTTTGCGCATCAGTCAGGTCTTTAAAATCTTTTGGGAATATTTGTAGTAATCTTTCTGCACTCGTATAATTTAGATTCTCTTTGTTTTTACTTAGAGACATTGATTCGTGCGCGATTTGGCTTGTGAATGCAGCTACTCTTCGCGGTGTGTTTATCTGATATTTATCGAATAAATCTTGAACAAATGGATAGTATTTATCAACATCAGATGGCCTGGCATGCGGAAAGCAATCACCGAATATTTTTCTAGTTATGACCATGGATTTTCACCAGAAATTTCAATAAATGATTCTTTCAATTCTTTTACAATTTCAGGCAATGATTCACGAAATGACTGCACATGAGTATTGTCAGGTATTGGCATATTTAATGCGAATGATAGATTCTCAATTCTATCAATCAATTGGCCTAATTTTTCAAACTTGTCATCCATAATATTTATCATTGATAGATTACAATAACTGATAAAATACAAAGTGCTAAAGCTAAGACTAAAGCTATCCTGAATTGAACCGGATGCTTTATAAAGTGCTCATCGAACCATCCTGATGACTTACCAAGATAAAAAGGAACCTCACCACGCATTTTATTTAGTATTAATGGGAACATAAGCCAAAATGAAGTGCACTCAAACAAGATGTAATTAAACTTATGAATCCAATTGTGCCAAGACCAAAGAAATAGATATGATATGCCTATTGGAAGCCTAATAAACAAAAATGACTTCCAGTAAATCGGATGCTTATTTTTGATTGATATTAGCCAGTGATCGCGATAAGCATGAGCGAAGATGAAAACGAACCATATAAGAAGCTTCAGCGCGATCATGCATTATTACGTAAAGCCCAAAATATTCCAATATAAACACCAAAAGCAATCAGGCACCAATACCAATACTCAGGGTTTGCAATTGCAACCAGAATTAAAAAGACAGTGATGAAGGCACCAGCAAACCAGGATTTCGGATCTTTGCCGTATCGTTCTTTGAATGTCATGCTTCGGATTGTTTATACTTCACAATATGCATTGAATCTTTGAACCTTTCAAGATCGTTTATTTGCTCGTCATGGCGTTCAAGTCTACCATCCTGCTTAATATCGTTTTTAACGAGTTCCTTTAACGTTGCTGATGTTTCCTTTGCATACCATCCAAATATCCCAACAAGGGCAGCGGCAAGCGCGCAGGACAGAATATACCAGAACTCTTGAGGTATTTGGTTCATGATCTTATGATTTCTCGTATCGTTAATAACACCATTGTAATAGCCATGTAAAGGCCGTATGATAAAGGTAAGAAATAAAAGTGGCCTATCGGTTGATTATAGGTCAAAATGTAATCTATCAGGTACCCAATAAACAGCCATATGAAAATCTTTACTGTTAAGTTATTTGTAAATGAATAGAACAGCCATGACGCAATGATCAATTCTATATGCCTCGCCAAGTAATCAATATAAGTCTGATGTGTGATTAATTGGTTGAATAGCGGATACATTGAATGTACTTTATTGGTATCATCTTCTAGCAAATAAACAGGCAAATAAGCCCATTCAAGTCCAAAGATTATGATTGACCAAAAAAGTATTTTAAACTTCATTTATTCCCGTTCCCTGGTGGATTGGTTGGGGGCGTTGGTGACCCTTCCTCGGTAGAGAACGTAGTAGCCTTTCCAGATTTCTTTGCTGGTTTTGCCTTCTTTGTTTTTTTCTTTTTTGCCATTTTGCTTATCTGTTAGTGCCCGTAAAATTTTATTCCTGCGTTGGTTAACCCAATTAGTAAAAATCGTTAGCAAGATGCCAGCTATAAGTAAAAAGAAAAGCATAAATACAATTTACGCATAACTTAACTTTAGTTTATAAAAACCGGATTAATTGGCATTAATTGTACCGCCGCCATTCAAAAAATAATTTGGAGTAAGTGACAACGTTCCTGTTAATTTTGGTTTCAGGAATTGCCAATATTCTCCATCACGATAAGCCATCGGCCAAATTGCATGCCCTGCCTGGTATTCCTTCATTGAAACATCAGCTTTAATTTTTATAAGATATTGATAACATTTGCGATCGAAGCTTATATTATAAGTTTTATCCTGCGTGCCGTGATAGATCATCCACCTAACAGATGACCATTTAGCACTATCATAAGTCGATGTTTTACCTGTAACGATACACGCTGTTTCAAAGAAATTTTGGGGTGCATATCGGACAATATCCCATGTGCCAGTAGCTCCTAAACTCAATCCAGTTACATTTCGAGGCGTTATTTTATATCCTGCAATAATCTTAATTACCGTCTGCAGAATATTTTTAGACCATGATGTGCCTTTAGCTTTTGGTATTTGTGGGCAAATTATAATATAAGGATATTGTGCACCCGCTTCTATTAAGCGAGGTATTTCATTCACTGTAACTTGATTTAAATCATTACCAATTTCACCAAGCCCATGAAGATAACATATAATACCTTCAGGTTTTGTATGTGTTGGATAATATTCGATGAACTTAATTCCGTTGTAAGCGGTATCAACGCGCGCCATCTGCCCGAAAGCCAGAACTGGAAATAAGAGTAAGAAGATAAGTTTTTTCATATATTTTTTATTTAAGCTGCTTCTTTCATTTCATTTGCACGATCATCAAGTAACATTCTAACGTTGTCAGTTGGCTTGAAAATATAATTTATTAATGGGGTTACAGTATTGTACCAAGTTGTGTGCACTGCATCATTACCATGTATACCATCTGTACCTGGTATTGAGTTTATATCTTGCCCAGCATTAATCATTGCCTGATAAACATCACATAATGTCAAATTCATATCAGTTGCTATCTGCCGAATGTCCCCCACTACCTCAGATAATTTTGTATTGTTGATAACTGTTGACGTAGAGTAAACAGGTGTGCAAATTATGATTTTGGAAGGAGAGAAACCCGCGTTTATGAAATCCTGAATATAACTCTTATAAGCAGCGATCCATTGAGCTTGTGTTAATCCTACACCGAACCCCCGCAAGTTTGCGTCGTTCGTTCCATACGCCAAAATCAAATTATAATCAGACCATTTACTCTTTACAAAATCTGGGTAAAGATTAGCCATGTTAAATGTACCTGGTGGACTGTTTTGTACTACTGTAGAAGACACAGCCATGTTAGTAATGTTATAAGAATGAGTTTGCTGCATTCTATACACATAATTTCCAAGAACATTTCCGGTACCTGACATCACACCAAATGAGTGACTATCTCCAAAGATTATTACATTCTTTTGTCCGACTGGCCGAGTCAATCCATATTTTGAAATGAAATAATTTTTAATGACGTTATCCTTTGAGTTCACATAGCCATTGCCATCATGCAAAGCCTCACTAAATATTCGAACCTCAGCAAATCTTAGATTGATAAAGCTTGTAAAGCTTAATGCATCCAACAAAGTGAATGGTGTTCCGAGAGCTGAATCACGCGGCCTAACCATTGGTTCATCATTGATTGAATACCAAAAGCTATCGCCATCCTTAACAACAATCTTTACAAGCATCCAATCAGTTCGTGAAGGGCCAGGATCAACACTTAAGGAATAGAATGGGCTTACTTGCATATACATACGCCATCCATCTGAACCCAATGTAGCTACTCTTTGTATTGCCGGAAATGTGCCGAATTTAAACATTACAGAACCGTCGGCCGGTATAGAGGGACATTTAACCACTGCATACATGGTGTATGGAGATGAATTAAAAGTCGAGCTATTATAACTAAGCGAGCTTAAGCCTAAAGTTTTGCCTGAAGTATAGGTAATGTAAGGTAGATTATTACCTCCGCCTGTCGAACTGTATGGTGGTCTGACTCCGGATGAAGCCGGTATCATATGATTACCATTACCACTAAGGTCTGTTAATTGCTGTACGTTATTTGAACCATCTACAATAATTCCGGAAGGGTTTGTCGCATCCCATATTAAAACCTGATTATTAAGTTTGTTTACTTCTAATCC